ATGAGTTACGATGCCAAGGTCAACTTTGAAGATGTGTATAGTCAGGTCCGTATGTGGGACACTATGATCTATAACTATCTTACAGATCGCGATGTTGTTGTACCACCAAAGAAGGGTGCCAAGAAAGATGAAAAATACGCAGGAGCATACGTCAAAGAACCGATTCCTGGAAAGTATGATTGGGTTGTGTCTTTTGACCTTAATAGCCTGTATCCTCATCTCATTATGCAGTACAACATCTCGCCAGAGACGCTTGTCGATGCCCGACACCCCACGGCTACCGTTGATAAAATTCTTGGAGAGTCGCTAGATATCAACGGGGACTATTGTGTATGTGCTAATGGGGCACAATATCGAAAAGATATTCACGGGTTCCTACCAGAAATGATGCAGAAGATCTATGATGAACGTACCATCTACAAGAAACGGATGCTTGAGTCTAAGCAAGCTCTTGAACATGCCAAGACACCTGCACAGACCGCATCATTACAAAAAGATATATCAAAATTTAACAACATCCAAATGGCAAGAAAGATCCAACTCAACTCTGCCTATGGTGCCATTGGAAACCAATACTTCCGATACTACAATCTGGCAAATGCTGAGGCGATTACTCTCTCGGGGCAAGTCTCGATTCGTTGGATCGAAGGTAAGGTAAATAGTTATCTGAACAAACTACTCAAAACGGAGGACCACGACTATGTTATTGCTTCCGATACTGACAGCATCTATATCTGTCTTGATCTACTTGTTCGCCATGTATTTGATGTACAAAGTGTTTCTGCAGAGAGGGTCGTTGACTTCCTCGATGCTGCCTGTAAGGATCGAATCGAACCATTCATCGACAGATCGTACAAAGAACTAGCAGATTACGTCGGTGCCTATGAACAGAAGATGTTCATGAAGCGGGAGAACATCGCTAACAAAGGCATTTGGACTGCTAAGAAACGATACATCCTCAACGTCTGGGACAGCGAGGGTGTTCGCTATGAGAAACCTAAACTCAAGATCATGGGTCTTGAGGCAGTCAAGTCTTCCACTCCTGCTGCATGTCGTGTTGCCATTAAAGAATGTATGCAGGTGATTATGAACAAAGAAGAGGAAGACGCACAAGAATTTATTTCAAAGTTTAGGGATAAATTTTCATCATTGCCGATCGAAGATATTTCATTCCCACGAGGATGCAATGGTATAAATAAGTGGTCACATCCCGTGACACTTTATAGTAAAGGCACACCCATACACGTCCGAGGCGCATTGCTATACAACTTTCACAATAAGAAAAATAAACTTACTCACAAGTATCCCTTAATTCAAGACGGCGAAAAGATAAAGTTCGTTTATTTGAAAACCCCAAACAAGATTGGCGAGAATGTTATCAGTTATCTGAATACATTCCCGAAGGAGTTTGGTCTTGACAAACAGGTGGACTATGATCTACAATTCTCAAAGAGTTTCCTTGATCCTATCAAAGTCATTATGGACACAATTGGGTGGCAACCTGAGAAAATCGCATCACTGGAGTTTCTATTTGGATGAACACAACTACGAATTATATTGTTTCCTATCAGAACGCTTTTGGATTCTCACCTAGAGAAGAAAAAGTGTTCAAGGACTTGAAAGAGGCACAATGGTTTGAACGTGCCATGAAACGTTCTAATTACATCACGTCATTATTGGAGGTTAAAGAGTGAATTTTTTGAAAGATGTAGCAAAGGAGATTGGTAATGAGTATGCAGGACTTGTCAGTGATGGTGTCGCAGCAGGAGACACTGGCGGTTTCATTGATACTGGTAGTTACATTTTCAATGCTTTGGTTAGCGGTTCAATCTATGGAGGTGTCCCCTCAAATAAGATCACCGCTATCGCTGGTGAGTCTTCTACTGGCAAGACTTTCTTTTGCCTTGGGATTGTCCAGCATTTTCTTGACAGCAATCCCGACGCTGGGGTAATTTATTTTGAGTCTGAGTCTGCTATCTCTAAGCAGATGATTGAAGATCGTGGTATTGCATCTGATCGCATGATGATTGTGCCCGTTGCAACCATCGAACAATTCAGAACTCAGTCTTGTCGTATCCTCGACAAATACATGGAGCAAGATGTTTCAGAACGTAAACCTCTGATGTTCGTCCTGGACTCTCTGGGTATGCTCTCTACAGAGAAAGAGATTGCAGACGTTGCAGCGGATAAGCAGGTTCGTGACATGACTAAGAGTCAGTTGATCAAGGGTGCCTTCCGTGTGCTAACGCTCAAATTAGGTAAGGCAAATGTCCCAATGCTCGTTACCAATCATACATATGATGTAATCGGTGCATACATGCCCACCAAAGAAATGGGAGGAGGAAGTGGACTCAAGTACGCTTCATCAACAATTATATATCTATCAAAGAAGAAGGAAAAGGATGGTACGGAGGTTGTCGGTAATATTATCAAATGCAAAGCACACAAATCCCGACTAACAAAGGAGAACTCTCAGGTTGAAACCCGACTTTATTACGATCGTGGACTTGACCGCTATTACGGACTACTGGAACTGGGTGAGAAGTATGGAGTCTTCGCCAGGAAAGGAAATCGTATCGTCATTGGTGAATCTACTTTTTATCCTAAGTCTATTCTCGCTGATCCAGAAAAGTATTTCACCCCCGAAGTGATGCAAGCATTGGATGAGGCAGCAGCTCAGGAGTTCCGTTATGGTAGCTGAACTCAAAGACTATATCAAAGTCTATGATGGTATGGTTGAGGATAGTCTCTGCCAGGATATCATGGGTGCATTTGAAACTACTGGATACGAGTTCTTTGATAGAGAACAGAGACCATCCTTCAATGAATTGAATATCTCTCAGTTGTATAACAAGAAAGAGAAACCTTGGGATAAACTCCAAGAGAAAATTATGAATCGTTTCATCGATGCAACTGAGTTGTATATGGATGAACTTGATTTGGGACCAGACTTTCCTGAGGAGTATGCCTTTGAAGAGTTTCGTATCAAGATGTATCGAAACAATGAATATGATGAGTTCAAAGATCATGTTGACGTTGGAAACTACAACTCTGCTCGTAGATTCCTAGTTTGTTTTTTATATCTTAATGACGTTGGTGCTGGTGGATACACCAACTTCCCAAAATTAAACCATGCAATTACGCCAAAGCGTGGTAGAATACTATTGTTCCCATCAACCTGGCAGTATCGCCACTCGGGTCAACAACCTATCACCAACAACAAATATATCGTCGGATCTTATCTGCACTACGTATGAACCTAGAAGTAACTATCCTCAGCAATCTCATTTATAATGAGAAGTATGCTAGGAAAGTATTGCCTTTCCTCAAGTCGGATTACTTCACTGCTCGTGAGCATAAGATTATCTTCTTAGAGATCCATGAATATATCAGTCAGTATGATGCGTTACCATCTCTCAACGCAATTGGTATAGAATGTCAAGAACGAGTTGATCTCACTGAAGATCAATTCAAAGAAATTATTCAGGTGCTAAATGTCCTTTCCGATGATTCCGCAGACTACGATTGGCTCGTTGATTCTACAGAAAAGTGGTGTCAAGAGCGTGCGATTTACTTATCTCTTATGGAATCTGTCAAGATTGCTGACGGGCAGGATACCAAGAGGGATAAAGGCGCTATTCCTTCGATTCTTTCGGAAGCGTTAGGAGTATCGTTTGACCAGCATGTAGGACACGATTATGTCTCAGACGCAGAAGCGAGGTACGAATTCTACCATCGCAAAGAAGATAAGATCCCGTTCGATCTTGAGTTCTTCAATAAGATTACGAAGGGCGGTCTACCGAATAAAACTCTTAACATCGCACTCGCAGGCACTGGTGTCGGCAAGTCTTTGTTTATGTGTCACATGGCCGCTGCGACCCTTCTTCAAGGTAAGAATGTCCTCTATATCACGATGGAGATGGCAGAGGAAAAAATCGCTGAACGCATTGATGCAAATCTGCTCAACATCCCTATCCAACAACTTTCGGATCTTCCGAAGGTGATGTTTGATAAGAAGATCAAGACACTAAGTAAGAAGACTCAAGGTAAACTTATAATTAAAGAATACCCTACGGCATCTGCACATGTCGGTCACTTTAAATCTCTTGTTAGTGATCTTGCTCTTAAGCGGTCTATTAAACCCGATATTATCTTCGTGGATTACCTTAATATCTGTGCGTCCCAAAGATATAAAGGCAGCATTGTCAACTCCTACACCTACGTCAAAGCAATCGCAGAGGAACTTAGGGGTTTTGCTTGTGAGTGTAACGTTCCTATCATCTCTGCTACACAGACCACTCGTTCAGGTTATGGTAGCACTGATGTTGACCTTACTGATACTAGTGAATCCTTCGGTCTCCCTGCTACTGCTGATCTTATGTTTGCCCTTATTAGCACAGAGGAGCTTGAGGGCATGAATCAGATCATGGTCAAGCAATTGAAGAATCGCTACAATGATATCAGCAGAAACAAAAGATTCTGTGTAGGTATTGACAGAGCAAAGATGAGGTTGTATGATGTTGAGGAGTCTGCCCAAGAGGATATTATTGATTCTGGTCAAGGCAACGATCAACAACAGGTTGATCTAGTTAAAAAATTTACAGCAAAGAAAACGTTTCAAGATCTAAAGTATGATTGATCCTATTAAGTATGTTGAATTTGTCGATGCAGTCACGTCCACGCCGTCGAAAGATCACGAAGCATTCGTTTATCGTGTTCAAGAACTTGAGGGTCAGGGATTTCATTCCGAGCGATTGCTTACTGCTTCTGTAGGCATGTGTGCTGAAGCAGGTGAGTTCACTGAGATTGTCAAAAAGATTGTCTTTCAAGGCAAACCTGTCAACGAAGATAACCTGTTTCACCTGAAGCGTGAACTGGGTGACATCATGTGGTATGTTGCTCAAGCATGTATGGGTCTGGACATCAGTCTCGATGAAGTGCTTGCTATGAATGTAGAGAAACTCTCTGCTCGTTATCCTGATGGTGCTTTTGATGTTCACTTCTCCGAAAATCGTAAGGAAGGTGACGTATGAAATTTACTCAAGAAGATCTTTGGAAAACCATTCAGACACTTGGATGGGATACCAACGACGACATTCATATTGAAATTGGTGGCACCTCAGTCTATATGATTGATGGTGCTGGTACTAAGTGGGCACCTGTCAAAGGCACTCGTAAGTACAACAAAGATGCATTCATTGTTATTAAGAACCGATCCCGTGACCCCATTGCACCTTCAGTAAATGACGACCCCGAACGACTACAACACCATTCCAAGGTGGAAGCAAGCGAGCAACGAAGCGATAGCGAAAAATCTCCTAGTTAGTATAGGAGAACTTCTGGACGCTGAAGTAAAATACTACTATTGTTCAGATAGGACTACAATGCACAAACAAATTATTATCACCTACGACGAGGAGAAAAAATCATGATTGGAAATCTTGAACCAGAAGAGCGTATTCTCAACGTGCAAAGCGATGAACTTCAAGCAGACCTTGAAGCAATTTATAATGAGATTGAACAACTTGCGTTTCGTATTTACATGACTGGGTACAATAAGGGAGTGGAGCGTGAATCTAAATAGTCTTGATGATATGGTCTAGAAATGTCTAACTCACCTTCTAACGTTTTCCTAGTTCTGAACGAGGTTCTTGAGGGAGTCGAAGTAGAACAGGTACAAGAAAGTAAAACTATGCAGAAGATGCGTGTTTTATCAAAAGAACGTGCAGAAATTCAGGGTGAGATTCACGAAAAATTAAAACGAAAGGGGGTTCGGTTTGACACTACAGTTGTCAAGTCCGAGTCCTCTTTTGCTGTAACAGAGATTCCTATTGATGACGATGAAGGTAAGTATAAGATTCGTCTAGTTTATAAGAAGAAAGGTGGTGGAGGATCTGGTGCTGGTGCAGCACTTACTAAGTTATCAGAGTCTGCACAATGCATGTATGCAGCACTTGCATGGATGAAGAATGGAAAGATAACTAATCAAGATGTAACTTGTGAAAACTTTAATGATAGAGCAGTAAAATCAAAGACTCTCACTGATGAAAAGTATGAGGCGATGTGTAATGACTTGCCCGATGAATGGATCAATTCTTGTATTGAAGGTGCAAACAAACTAAAAGAAGTATACAGCGGTAACTATACATTTCATAGAGGTTCACCCATGGTGAATCAAATCGAAGGACACTTCAAGAGAATCAAAAGACTGGAAGGTGTGAGGATGGACCTAAACAAATGGTCTCCCGCTGACATCTATTTGATTCGTAAAGATTTTGATATTGGTTGTCTAGCAAAGGAGAAAACTATTTTAGGTTTGAATGCCTGTATGCAGAGAGAACTTAGTGACGGAAAACTCATTGGTGTTTCACTCAAAAAGATTACAGGTAATGCAAGACTGAAAGCAATGAATCAGTCTGGAACAGCACCTGAAGTTAAGTATGATGGGTTTGAATTGAGTCCCGATTCTATGGATGGATATCTAAAGGTCAAGGTAGCAGGTTCTGCAGCAAAGATTCAGTTCAGAAGTTTTGGTGGTAACACTTCACTGACTGGTTGGCAAGGAGAAGTCAAAGGTGCATCTGCAAACCAGGGTAAGATCTCTTATGGTCCTATCAATTTGATCTTAAAAAATCATAGTGTGACACAAATTAGAGCAAATGCGGCACAAGATGCAAAACGGAATGATGATGCAGTTGCTACTCAGATTGCAAAAGGTATGATCGAACTGGGTGCATTAAGTGGCAAAACAAAAGATCATGTAATGATGATCAAATCAAAAAGTGACAAATGGAGATATTCAAAACTACAGGTGGTTCAACTGCTATCTACTATCAAGAGTCTGTCACCCGAGAAACGCAATCAGGTTATGGAGGATCTGTTCTTATATGCGTCCAGTCAGTCTCAATACTCCGCTCCATACATGAAGATGGAATGACACCCTACAAACTGTCCTAATCTATGTGCGACTCCATCTTAGCGTGCTATAATAATGGTATACAGACAGAGGACGCTTTGCCCAACAAACACCTGGAGCACCTTGAGGATTCTATCTTCGATGGTCGTAGAGTTGCTGTTGCTGCTGTCAAAGACACCCTGCTATGCAGCAAGGTCAGTGTCAAGTGGGATGGCGCACCTGCTATTGTGTTTGGAACCAATCCAGAGAACGGCAAGTTCTTTGTAGGAACCAAGTCCGTCTTCAACAAAGTCAAAGTCAAAATCAATTACACCAATGAAGATATCGATCAAAACCATACTGGGGCTGTTGCTGACATCCTTCGTTTGTGCTTATATCATCTTCCCCGTACTGCTGGCATTACTCAAGCTGATTTTATTGGTGTTGGTGGCGGCAGGCAATATACCCCAAATACTATTACTTATAGGTTTCCTGATACTATTCGCCGCGATATTATCCTAGCACCACATACTAGTTACACGGAGATATCTCCTACAGCAGAAGCAACTATTGGAGTCAAACTTCCGTCTGCACTTGGTACTGAGTTTATTGATACAACCAATGCACAACTTGGTCGTCAAAACAATATCAAACTTGTTACTGAAATTCTTTCACTGATTCCCTTTTGTAAAGTAACTAAAGACAAGTTCGCTCGTGTATATTTTCGCACTCTTATCAACAAATTTGTTCGCTGCGGTTCACTCCCCAGTCCTGAACTAATGTATACTATGGTCGATGCTAAATATAAGGAGGAAGTTAATGTGACGACCTTTCGGGTCTGGCATAAACTCTTCCAACTGAAACAGCGTCTTCTCGATGCGATTGTTGTAAATGGAAATGTTGAATGTTACATCGATGGGAAACCTACTCGTCACGAGGGGTTTGTTACAGTTTCAACCAATCCTTACAAACTTGTCGATCGATTGACCTTTAGTAAAGCAAACTTTAATCTTAGTAAGAATTGGTAGAATGAAAAAGTTCAGTGCTTTCCTAACTGAAGCAGAGAGATCCTTTGCAGCTAAGTCTGCAGAAAAATTAAAACTTAAGCATATTGGGTATGGTAGGTATGCGGACCCTTCGGGGAACATTACCCATATGTCTAAAGACGGAAAACTTGTACGTGTAGATCCAAATCAACCTGAGGAGCCAACTCAACAGAATGGAGAAGAAGAAACTGGAGATGGCTCGGGTAAGGTCGATCAAGGCGCAATATCTATTACATTTGGAAGATTTAATCCACCAACTATTGGCCATGAAAAACTTCTAGCAAAAGTAGCTAGAGAGGCAAAAGCAAATGGAGGAGAGTATAGAATATACCCCTCAAGGTCGGA